TAGGCCGTCTGCGGCTGAAGGCCGGTGAACGTGAGCCCGTCGGCCGCCATCGTCTGCGTATCGACCGCCGAGCCGAAAGGCGCCGCGCCCTCACGCCGCGCCGAAGCGGGGTAGGCCGCGACGCTCGTGCCGACGGGGAAGCGGTCGGTGCGTGTCAGCTTGAAGTCCATCAGGACGCCTCCTGGTAGCGGAACGTGATGTACTCCCACGCACCGTAGGGGTTGAGGCCGACCGCTGCCCAGAACCCCTCCGCGAGTTCCGTGCCGCCGTCGAGCGCGGTCGTGGCCACGGCCTCGGCCACCGTATCCGGGTCGCCCTCGACCACGGCGCGGATCACGGCGGCGGCCTGGACGTCGGCCGCGATCGCGTCGGCGATGTCGGCAAGAGTGCTCGTGACCTTGCCGTCGTTGTCGGTGGCGAGCCAGATTTCGATGGCCCCGGTGGGCGCGCCGGTAATGGCAAGCGAGGCGTTGGGCGTCTCGGGGTCGACCAGCTCGACCGTGAGCTCGTTGCCGTCCTCGCCGGACTCGAGCGCGACGACGCGCAGCGCGCCGAGCTCGTTGCCCTCGCCGTCAACGAACGCGAGCCGGGCGTAGGCCGGCGCGCCGTCGAAGACCAGCGAGCCCTCCTCGCCGACCCACAGGAGCGCGTCGGGGTCGCGGTACTGAAGCGGGCCGATGTTGGATCGGCGCTCGGACTCGACCCTGGGCAGCTTGTACAGCCGAACCTCGGTGTTCCGCCAGGGCACCGCCTGCAGGTTCACCTCGCCTACGTGAGCCATGTCATGCCTCCTCCGGTGGCGGCGCCACCGCGTTACTGGGTTGCGCTACTCCGACGCGGGCCATCGTCTCGGCGACGGTGAGCTCGGCGGCCTTCTCCGCCTCCTCGCGGTCGATGCCCATGCGCTCGAGCACNTCCGCCGCCGCCTCGCCGACGACCTGCGCCACCTGCGGGTTGATCTGCACCTGCTCGGGCACGAGCCACGACTCGGCGTCGGGCACGTCGAACTTGTCGAGCAGGTGACGGACGGGTCTGCGCTGATCGACCAGTTCGTTGCCCCGCAACTGGTTGAACAGCGCCAGCGCGTCGTTGCGCTCCTGCGCCCGGTTGACCGGCGCGAGCGATTCCTTGTCGGGGTCGACCGCCTTCACGAGGTCGAGGTCCTGCGCCGTAATCTCGATCTCCTCGTACCACTCGCCCTTGCGGACCGGAACACGGATCGGCTCCTTGAGCGTGTGCTGGCGGTATAGGGCAAGCCATTGGCGCGTGTCGCGGCTCACCGTCTCGTGCGAGAGCATCTTGGTCGCGAGCTCGATCCGCACGTCGGCGGCCGCCTGCACGAGCTGAATGCCGGTCGCCGTCTCGGAGGCGTTGCCCGTGCCCTGCGCGCCGGCGACCGTCTCGGAGATTGCCGAGGCGAGCTCGATGTCGGTCTTGATCTCATTCGTCTCCTGGTAGGAGGCGGCGGGCAGGTCGCCGAAGTTGAGCGGGCGGATCACGGAATCGATGTCGCCGGCCTGAACCGGGATGCCCGCGCCGGGGCCGATCACCAGGTCGGAGGGGTCGACGTAGCCCTCCGCGTAGATGAACGCCTTCTGCATGACGAGCGCAGCGTTCTCGAGCCGCATGGAGCGCAGGGCGTTCAGCTCGAGCTGCAGGTCGATGATCGGCTCGAGCTCGCCCATGCCTACGAACTCGCCCTCCTGCACGGTCGGGCGGAAGATCGAGAACGGCAGCTTGCCGTGCTCGAACGGCGACGGAGCGGCCTGCACGACGAGCGAGCCGTCCAGAACCGTGACGACCTGCTGGCCGTCGTGCCACTCCCACACCTCGTGGATCGGCCCGAGGTCGACGCTGGCGTCGTCCAGGCCCGCCTGCGCCAAGCGGTCGCGGTAGATCGTGTTGCGGTCGGTCTGCGGGCCCATGCGCTGTATCGCCTCGAGGTCGAGCGGGAACCAGCGCCCCGACTCGACCATCTGCCGGACGTAGTCGAAGTCGCGCCACGTGCGGTGGATCACCCACCGGCAGCGGTCGAGGTCGATCGCGAGCGGGTCCCAGAGGAAGTCGAGGATCTCGATGTCCTCGTTGTAGGGACCCTCGTCAACGTGGTAGACCCGCTGCGGGAACAGCTTGCCCGTCACCCTGGCCCGCAGCGACTGGCGCTCGAGCGTGACGAACGACTCCACCTCGCGCTTCCAGTAGTTCTTGCTGACCCCGAGGCCGTACTTGACGCCGCGGCGGACGGTCGGGATCAGCCGCAGCGCGTACTGGATGTCCTCCTGGCGCTCCTCGAACATCGCGCGGATCGCCTCGGCCTTTTCGCGCGAGAGCGCGAGCGTGCGCGGCTTGACCTTCATGCGCGGGTTGTTCATCAGCAGCCGCGGCACCTTCGTCTCGACCACGGCGTAGGCGTAGGGGATGAACAGCTCGCGCCCGGTGATGCGCCGCTCCTCGTGGAGCAGCTCGGCGCGCTCGTCGTCGCTGCCGGCGGCGCGGAACTCGTCGCGCAGGCGCCGGTAGTTGCGGTGGTAGCCGTACCAGGTGTTCCAGCGGTCCCGGTACTTCTTGTGGACCTTCTCCGCGTTCTCGAAGTCCTTGCGGACGCGGGCGAGCAGCTCCTGGTGCTCGGGCGTCAGGTCACTCTCCGAGCCGACCGGCCGGGCTAGGTACTCGGGCGGGACGAGCTCGGAGGGCAGCGCCATCTGCTCAGGCGTCCTCCTCGCCCTGCTCGCCGTCGTCGGCGCTCGCGGCCGGCTCGGGCGGGGCGACCGTGCCGTAGGGGGTGTCGGCCTCATCGACCCGGCCCGCGAACTGCGCGCGCGAGTTGTAGCCGATCAGGTACCCGAGCGTCTCGTACTGGCCCTCCGGGTCGTTGTGCTCCACGATCTGGCCGTCGGCGATCTTCGCGCGGTGCGCGCCGATGTACACCTCGCCGCCGAACTCGTTGAGCGCGGCGATGTGGTTGACGAGCGACGCGAGCTCGTCGGGCCCGAGGAGCTGCCCGAGGGCGGCGCCGAGCGCGGCCGCCTCCGGCGTGCCGACGTTGTTGAAGTCGCGGGCGATGTAGCGGGTGCGGTTGATCGGCATGGTGCGGGTTTCCTCCTATGCGGGTCGTCCTCGCTTGAATCCCACCCGGCCCTCGGCCATGCGCTTGCGCCCCCACTTCCACGCCTCCTGGTCGCTGATGGGGCCGCTGATGAGGTCGGGAGCGGGCTCGAGCTCCTCCTCGATGCGCTCGTCCTGCCCCGAGCAGCGCTCGATGTGCCGCAAGAACTCGCGCTCCTGCGCCTCCGGGTACGTCTTCCCGCAGAGGCACCGCCAGACCTTGCGCTTGGCGCTAGGTGGAATCCAAAGCTCGAGGGGCATTCGTAGTGGGGAAAGTACCCACTACACAGGACGGCCTCGGCGGAAGGCCGTGTAGCGGGCCGTGATCGGCCTGCGCCGCGGCCGGCCCTTTTCGTCGTCCTTCTTCTTGGCCCGGCGGATGGGCAGCTCGGCCGCGACCTGCTGGGCGATCAGCCAGGCCATGAGCAGGTCGGCGTACTCGCCGGCCTCGGGCTGCGTCGTGCGCGCGCTCGTCCGCACGTAGGTCGAGAACTCGCGCGCCAGCCGCCGCGACTTGATGCGCCCGGCGCCCTCTTCCGCCTCCTCGCGGAGCAGCTCCTGGCCGCCGGCGATCAGCAGCGGCTTGGTCGCGGAGTCCGTCGACCAGCCGAGGTTCTCCGTCTGCTTTTCGGTCGACTGCTGATGCTGCTTGCGGCGGTAGACGAAGGGGTAGCGGAAATCGTGCCAGATCTTCCGCACCACGGCCAGCCCCGGCCCGGTCTTCTCGATCGCGAGCCAGGCGTTGTTGAACAGCATCGCGGTCAGGACGGCGTGCTCGGCGAGCAGGTCGGGGGTCACGCGCGAGCGGTACTCGGCCACCTGCACGCGCGTCGCGTGGTCGATCACCTCGATCGCCTGGTAGGCGGGGTCGCCCTCGCCCGACTCGGGCATCCCGTCCGAGACGTCCACGCCGATCACGTAGGCGGCCTCGGGGTCGATTTCGGGCACGTCGTCCTTCGTCGGCAGCCAGACGCGCCAGTCAGGGGAGTCGGTGACGTCGAGCAGGCGTGCGGGGCGGAACTCGGGGTCGAGCGGGACGTCGATCCGCCCGTGCAGGCCGGCGCGCAGCTCGCGCTTCGTCGCCACGACCGCGCCGCGCACCGGCCCGCCGGGCCCGTGGCGGGGGTCGGTGCGCTCGGTCTGCGCGATCACGCGGCGCACGAGCACGGGCTCG